GGTTAGAGTTGCAAGACCAACTGTTAAATTACCACTTGTAACGTTTAAGTTAGCAGCAGTAATAATACCACTAACATTTACATCTTTGGCATTTACATAGTCTGGGAATCTTGCTTCTCCATTGACCCACAATGAAGTAGTTCCCATTCCAACAAAACCAACCTCTGCATAGTACCTTGGTGATTCCGTTCCCAAACCAACCTTATCAAGGTCAGTATTATAAAGTCCATCATCTACGTTAGTCCAACCAAAGAGTGATGTGGTAAGACCTGTTAGACCTGATCCATCACCAGCAAATGCGGTAGCAGTAACCGTTCCAACAATATGACCATCACCAATCATCTGTAGTTTATAGTGTCCAGCAGTGGTTCCAATACCAATACCAACACCATCTACAGTAAAGATTGTAGAACCAGAACCAACTTGGAATGTATTAACACCAGGTGTTGTAGTTCCTACACCTACCTGATCTAATGCAAGAATGTCTGCTTCTTTAGAAAGACTGATGTTACCAAAACGTTTCCAGTCATTTTCTGAGGTATAAACCCAACCAGCATATCCACCCTGATCTGGGTTAGCATAGTAACTAACGTCACCTGGGTTAGCAGCAAGAGTAGGAGTTCCTAATCCAACAGTATATTTCCTCGAAACTGTTGTATCACCCTGTAGGTAAACTGCATTTGCTTCTAGTCCCTTATCAGAACTAACTGTTAGTTTGTTATTAACTAGTAGAGGACCATTAAACTCAGATGTAATCTTATTGTTATCACCACCTTCAACCTTTAATTGACGCTTAACTGTGAACTCAGTTGCATCACTTACATTAAGTTCTGGTAGATTCGCAATATCCTCACCAGTAACTGTTTGTACTGGAGTATCGACAATCTCTTCCTTACCAGTAATGGTACTTACTTTCTTATTACCTGTGTAAGATATACCCTTATCATTCATTCCAGTGAAGAAGTTAACTCCACCTTCTTGTTTAAATGATTGTGCTAATCTTTGCTCTGTAGGATTAATATCTCTATTCTGCTTCTCAGGGAATGCAGTTGAATAGTTACCTGGTCCATATCCAAGATATTCAAATGTATGAGCAGAAGCACGAATCAGAGAGTGTCTTCTAAGTTCAATTGGATCAACCTTTACTCTTCTAATAACAGAGTTGATATCATGACTCTCCGCTTGAGTTCCCATAACTCCACGGAATACAGTAACGGTAGCATCACCAGTAACTGTAGTAGACTTAATTCTCATCATCTCATTATCTACTACTAGATAATCACCAATTCTAAGGTCAAGATTACCTAAATTAAGGTCTTGAATAGAAATTGTAGGAGTAGTTGAGTTAGCAATCGCACCAGCAAGAGTGGTTGTAATTCCAGCATATCGTGGAACCATTCTACCACTAACATTCTCATTATCTACAGTAACAACACCACCATTAGCAGCAAATCCTTCACGATAAGCATACATCGTTCCAGTCTTAGTTGGACTAGAAGTGCTAGTGCTCATCTTAACTGAGAAGGATGTTAAACTAATATCTTTATTAATTACAAAATTACCATTATATTGTGTCTGACCTGCACCAACAAACTGTACTCTCTCATCAACTTCTAAACCATGATTACCATTAGTCGTTACAGTGGCAATACCAGATGTATAGTCATAAGTTAAAGTATCAATCGAAACTGACTCACCAGTTAGATGCATAAATGCCTTATCAGTCAGTGTCTTACCAACACCAACGTTACCCATCGTTGCAATACCAGACACACTGGACGCAGATGCTACAGTAACACTCGATGCTTGACCAACTACAACATCAGTAATTCTATAGAGTTGATTATATCCAGCATAAGACTCTGAAGATACACCAGATATTCTAACTGTATCACCAATATTACTATAAATCTTCTGAACAGAAAGAACACCTTGAACAAATCCTGCTGTAGTTGCAACACCAACTACATTCATAGTATTACCTATACCATAGGCACTACCACCGTCCATAATCTGAACACCAGTAATTGTTCCGCTTCCATTTACAGTAATCTTAGCAGTTGCACCTTGACCTGTAGTAGAAGTTCCAATACCAACTAACTGTGCATTATAAACATCTCCTGCAGTACCAGATCCATAACCAGCACCCCCTGAATCAATACCAACTTTAACAACTCTATTAAATCCATGCTCAAGAGTTGTAGTAATTGTATGAGCAGTTCCTGTATGAGAAACAATATCGGTAATACCTATACCAATATCAGTATCATTAATATACTTATTAAGAGTCTCCTTGGTAATACTATTCTGAGTATTATCAACAACAACCTTACCAATTGTATCAGGAACAGCAAATGATTTTGTTTCTGGTGGGTCAGATAAAGGAGTATCTCTATTTGTTTGTGGGAAAAGTTGCTTTAATGGTTGAGAGAAACTCTCTTCTTTAAAGGGACTAACAGATGGTTTGTTAGATGCATTAACTACAGTTAGATAATAAACACCATCTTGCTTTCCTGCAATATAGTTTTGAGATTCTTTAGCACTATAAACATAATAAACACTATTATATCTTTTTCTCTTGAAGTATGGAAGAGAAGTAGTTCTTGCAGAAGTATCATTTGTAAATGTTCCTGGATCAGTTGTTAGCCCAACAGAGAAAGTTCTAGCACTACTAATTCCAATAACATTATAATACCTATTATATCCAGTTGCTGCAGTACCTGTTGTATTCTTAGTACTCTTAACATTAACTAACTCAACTCCCGATCCTACAGATAAGTTATGAGGAAGTTCTGTTGTAACATTAACATGAGTATTATCCCAGTTAGCGTCAGCAATGAAACTAAAGTTTCTTTGTTGGTTTACATTAGCAAGTGAACCACTACCATAGTAAGTAAGAACTTCTGCATCAGTTCCACCAATACCAGTATTAGATTCCTGTATAATATATCCATCTATAGGAGGACGAGCAACAGTAATTCCACTAGCAGCAGGAACTACATATCTCATTCTATAAATGGTATCATCTGCATTTCTATTATCTGTTTTTCTTTGTATATAAGTTCTTGTTGTTGCTTCTCCAAGTCCAGTTGAACCAAGTCCAACAATTCTAGGGTAAAGTGTATTCTCTGTAGATGCAGTAGCAACATTAATATACCACTGAGAATTACCAGAACTCCACTGAACTGGGTGTCCCTTATCACCAGGAAGTTTATCAGATACTCTACTAATAACTTTTAGAAGACCACCTTTATTGTTAATAGCAAGTGGAATATCATTTAATGCTTCGTTTAATGTCTTAGCAAGTTTGATGTTAGTATTAGTAGCAATACCTGCACCACTCGTAACCGCATAATAAACAACATTATTTTCTACTCCATCAGGAACCTGTCCATCATTACTAATAACACGGACTGATTCACCATTAATAAAGGAGTGTGGTGCAGTAAATGTAATAACTTTATCATTACCACCAGCACTATTAGAACCAATACTATTAATACCAGTAGCACTTTGTTTAACTGTAAATATCTTTTCTGCAGTAACCTGTGTTAAATCCTCTCCACTGGTTGCTCTCCAACCATCCATCACAATACGTGAAGTATATTCTGTAACAGAACCAGCATAGGATACAAGAGCTCTTAATTGATCATTCTCTCTTGCACCAACTCTATATCCTTCAAGGACATTTTCAGGTTTAACTGCTTGGTTACTCTGATTATATAAGTAAAGGTTAGCAACAGATCCAATACCAGCAGAAACTGAATTAAGAGTGGTATTAACATCAATTGCTTCAAATTCAAGAGCACTTTCTGCTAAAGGAACTTCTTTAGGTGGAATAATATGAGTGATATATCCTACATCATCCTGTGTATATGCATCAGGTCTAAATCCTTTTGATGATAATGCTTTAGCACCGAAGTTGGAGTTTGAGTTAGTTAAACTCATGTCTCCACCATTAGTTGTTAAGAAATGCTGTGCATAACCAATCGCATAACAAGAAACTGCCTGACAAGCTCCATTATTAGAAATCTTAAGGTGGAAGTTTTCGTAAGATGGTCTATAAACTGCTTGTGAGTTAGTGCTTAAGTTAGAAACAGTTAGACTTGTATCATAGTTACCAGAAGGAATATCATCTGTGTTAAATCTTACAAATGCATTATCATCCTTTTGAAGACCGATACCAGTAAACTGGGCAACAACCATAGACTTAAATCCAGTTGCCTTGTTACCATCAACCTCCATACCACACATACCATAAACAGATCTTAGTGATACGTTAAAGACGTATGGTGAAGAACCTGTTACAGTATCAGATGAAAGAGTTAATGTAGCACCAGTTGCGGTTGGTGCAGCAGTTGTTGGAGTATTCTGAACAACATACTTCAATACAGTATCACTAGGTCTTTCAGATACAACAAACTTACCATCATAACCAGCAGCAGACACACCAGAAATACGGAATGCAGTATCTACATCCAATCCACTAAGAGCACTATCAAGTGTAACTGTAATAGTTGTATCAGCAGTGCTTGCATCTCCTGCATATACACTACTAATTCCTACAGATGCACCTCTTGAACCAACAATTCTATACTCATCAACCTTTGTCTGAATATCAATAGCAGTGGATGGATAATCTGGTTCAATCGCACGACCAGAAGATTGTCCATATGCAAGACCAACCTTCTCATAATACATGGTAAGGTCAGTTCTATTTGTTGTATAGTTGGTAATAAACTCATCATTAATCTTTACTTCATTAACACCATCAGCAAACTCAAATACAGTTAGTTTATGGTGAGAGAAATTAGGAACAAATTCATTAGTAGTATAATCAACAAAACACTTTCCATTTGGATCAGCATCAAATATACTCCATTCAGCAAGATAACATCCACCAGTAAGTCTGAATACAGCAGTTCTTTCTATGTTATCATTCGTTGGAGAAGGAACATACTTAGGACGTATTTTTGTCTTTCTTACATCAAAACCAACAATAGAAGTTCCACGAGGAACAATTACACCACCGTAAATACTATTCAGTTTATAAAGTTCGTTATTTGCGTTAGATAGGTCAAAACTAGTTGTTAAGTCAAATGGAGGGAAGTCATCAGATGTTGTTCCATTCCTTAGTCTAAAATTATTTGATCCGTCTGGTATCCATCCTGGTCTATTATCTACTACATGATCTCCTGGATATAATAGTATTGTTGTCTTCGCAAATCTATCGTTATCTAAACCCTTTCTGATATGAAAATCTTGCTGACTCAACTAAAGCACGTTGAATAGTTTTAAAAGGGCGAGTCAGAGAGTTACCCTGATTTTCAATACTATCAGTAGCATCCAAATCATTTGGGTTAACATAGAGAATGTTCCCTCTCGTAGACTTTAAAAAATTCTCTAACCTTGAAAGACCCATCTTACTCGCATTATAGTTCTTGTTATGGATTATTTAGCTTCACAAAAACCCTCTAGTTCTTTAACGGTCTTTGCAATTTTATTCATGGCATCATGTATATCAGGTTCTTGACCCGAATGCATATTTAAGTCATCGTCCACCATCGTCCATCTCCATTGCTTCATCTCTTCTGAGTGCCACAGTCTGATATTAGGCATTAATCGATAGGTACTAGTTCAGGGTTTTCTAACTCCAACTCAAACACCAGAGGGTTACATTCCTCTTCCATCAAATATGAATATGCCTTATATAGGTCTTCAATTTTCCATCTTCGCTCTTGATCTGCTAATGTCACTATTTCCAGATCTTCTTTAGCAATTTCTGGTAACTCATCGAAGGTGAACGGAACATTCTGTATGAAATACATGAAGACAAGTTTTTCGCCATCTGGAGTATCATACCAGCAGTATCGTGTATGTATTAGGTATTTCATTTTCTTATCTATTTCCTCCGACCTATTTATTGTTTAATGTGGATTATAGAGACCCAAATAATAAACAAATAAACAAATGGTGACAATCATTAGGAAACCAATAAAATAAATCATAATCAAGAAGGATCAACGTAAGATACAATGTCAACAGGGGTATGTTCACGAACGTAATTTAATACACTCATAAACTCTTCAGGAGTATCACACTCCACAGTTTTTTTATCTCCTTCATTGGAGTAAATATAAACTGTTCTTCTCGATGTGTCTACAACACACCGAGTTAAATATTCATCATCCATAAATTACCCTCAATATCCCATCACTATAGAGCAGACGGGATGGTTTGTCAATGGCCTTCTGTTCCAGCTGGTTCTGCTGCTATAAAATTACCTACAATAACACTTCTATTCTTCCCACCATTAGGAGGTATTTCATGTCTTAATCTACTTTCAAACACAACCATATTTCCTGATTTAGGGTAAAGTTCATATCCTGAAGTAGGAAAGATTAAGGGAGAAGAACCTTCAGGAACATTTACATAATAAACAAAAGAAAAATAATTAGGAGTAGAACAATCAACTAAATCTCCTTGTTTATGAGTGTGAGCATTAATATAATCCCCATCATCATAAATTACACCCCATGATTCAGAACATACCAATGGAATATCTACAATATCCGTAGTAATTTTATTAAGTGTCCAATCTAATAAAGATTTTACTTCAGAAGGTTCCTCTTTAAAATAAGTAATATAATATTTGCTAGTTGGTCCTTCTATTCTATGTTTATTATCTTCTATAAGATTATGTAAAATAGGATTACTTATATTGGAGGAAGGATATGACCACTCCAATAAATTCAAATCTTCAGAAAGTTTCATTACATAGTTATAGTATTACGAGAACCTCTATATCTTATATCTAATAAGTTTCTCTTAGGATCAAGAGGATCAAAGTTTCTATGATTTGGATCTGGATAATCTTCCCATGTTTCACCCTCATATTCTACATGTAATGGATTAATATCCTTTCTTTCTCCATACACATGATAAAAACAATCTATTGGCAATCCACCATTAGACTGTAAATATATCTTATCATCATCCCATCTCTTCACAATAATATCTTGATGTGCTCCTATTGGTTGTAATTGAACAGTAATACTATCAGTATGCACTAATCCTTTCCAATAAGAAGGTAAGAAAATTTCTTTACCCCTTCTGAGTCTACCTCTAAAATATACCCCAACTTCTGGTCCCTCAATACAAGCATGAGACAATCTATAACCTTTACCTTTAGTAGGATGGGGAATATCAAAAACTTTACCTAATCCATCTGCAACTCCAAATCTTGTAGCAAGTCTTCCCTTATTACCACCATCTATATCACCACTAACATATAAATCTCCTTCAATATAACAGCTATTGACTGAAGACCCCCCAGTTTCATATAATCCATTCTCAGTTTGAGTATTACCTTGTA